TCCTGCGCGTTGTCGTACTCGACGGCGGCACCCTCATCCTTCGTCGGCGCAGTGCCGAAGCCGGTGAAGAGAACCTCCTCCTCGAACGCACGCTCAGAGTTCTCGATCTCGAACAGCGGAAGGTGCTGGTCGTCGACCGAGCCGTACTCCACCCCGAACACGGCATTGAGGCCGGGGAGAAGCTGCTTGGCAATATTTGCCCTAGTGATAGCTGCCATGTGTCTTTACTCCTTAGAAGGCCGAAGCCTGGCTGTCCCGGGTCTGCACCAGGCGGACCTCAAGGATGGGGAACGCATCGTTCCACCCGTTATCCGGCGTATCGTAGATACCGATGACGCGGACCATCTTCGACGCCGTCGAGCGCGTGGAGGCCTTGAGCACAGCCTGCGACTGACCAAACGTCGTGTTGACCGAAGCCACCGCCGACAGGTCGAAGTTGAGACCCGCGTCGCCCGCCGTCACCGAGGCATCCGCCTGGACGATGAAGGTGGCACGGTCGTCATCCACGACGTAGGCGTAGATCTTCGAGTCCGCCGAGGACGTGCCAGCCGGAAGGTACGGCGACCACGTCGGACGCTTCGTCACCGGATCCACCCACTTGAAGCCCTTGGCAACGCCGAGGACGTAGTCCGTGGTGGCCGTGGCAGGCTGAAGCTGGCCGCCCGGGATCTGCTTCACGGGGTCGCCGTTGCCGATGTCCGAGGGACCCGCCGACGCGCCGACGAGGTACGTGTTGAGTGCGCCCGAGTTGGGGCTACCGCCCCGGATGCGCACCGGCTGGAGGCCGAAAGGCCGCTTGGTAGAAGCCATGCTGTGTTACTCCTATCAGGCGGCCCTTGGTTCAGTCCAGAGTAGGGGTGCGGCCGCCAGAAAACACCTTGCTACTACTACCTCGATTTGAGATAGGCATCGCCCTGTTGAGCTGCCTATTCTCGTTGAGCTGCCGGTCGATGGCATCAGCCAGGGCCCGGGTCCTCTCCTGCATCTGCCGGGTGCGAGACCGGGAAATGTCGAGAGGCAGCTTTGCCAGTGCGAGATCACCGATGACGATGATGTTGCCGTGATCCCCGTACTCGATGCTGGGAGCACCCAGCCACTCGGGGGCCTCGTCCTTGCGGACGAACTCGTAGCCCTCGCGCATGCGGGTCATCACGTTCACCGGGTCGGGCTTCCCCTCCAGCATGATGCGGACCCACCGAGTACCGAAACCCTCGCTCTGCAGGCGCCGGGTCAGGGACTCCGGCACATCCAGCTCGTTGGGCTCCTTCCACTCACGACTCCGGGACTCATCCTCCCGGCTCATGTGCATAGTCATCAACGCCTCCCGCGCTTGATATCGATGTTGACGTAACCGTCGCCCGCTTCCTGGATCTTCTCCATGTAGCGGGCCGTATCCTCCATGCTGGCACCGAGACGTTGCGACGCCTTCACGGTACCCTCATCGAGGCGGATACGCCTGCCGGGATTGCGCGACTGCCCGGCAACTACCGGCTTGGGGGTTTCCGGTTCCCGACCACCCAGCTTGGTGGCCATGCGAGGGATCTCCTTGACGAGACGCGCCTCGATCTCCTCGAAGTACTCCTGGCTATTGGCATCGTAGCCTTCGCGCAGAAGATCCTCCGAGATGGCAGCAGCGGCCATGGTAGCCACCTTGTCCTTGCCGTCACCCTGGCCGAACCACGTGTTGCGGCTCATCCATTCGGCGGCAGTAGGGTGGACACCCGGCTTCGGGGGCGGGGGAGGAGGTGCTGCCTCCTGATCCTTCTGGTTGCGCTCCCACGCATCAAGGGCCCGGATCTCGACCTTCGCCTCGATGAGTTCGTGCTGCGCCTTCAGAAGCTCGTCCCTGTCAGCAGCATCGTAGGCTGCCTGGTACCGCTTCTCGGCAGTCTTGATCCGCTCCTCTTGCGACTTGCGGTAGACTCCGTAGGCCGACGACTCGGCACCCTGTGCCTTCTTGCGGGCTTCGGCCAGTTCCGCCTCCAGGCGGGCAATGACCTCTTCCCTTTCCTTCACGTTCCCGACAAGCTGGTGAATCCGCTTCTGGGCCCGTTTCCCGAAGTTGCTTTCCTCGGGCTCCTTCTTCACTTCCTCCTGCGGCTCTACGATGGGGGCGGCATCGACCTTCGGAGGTTCAGAAGTGGCAGCAACATCCACCTCTACCCACTCTTCTTTGTTTTCCACAGTTGCGATCCTGCGTTACGCTTACCCAAGATACTTCAAAAACGTAGGGCTGTCAATACCCTACTCGTTTATGCGGGCGGGATCCTGGATAACCGCCAGCACTTCATCGTCGTTGAGGAGGAGGAACTTGACGCCGCCGTAGGAGAACTTGGCCCCGGAGTAGCGCGGATAGAGGATGTAATCCCCAACGGCGCACCAGGGAGTTTCCCCCATGTCTTTGCGGCTGTAGGCCATCGGACCCACCGACTTCACCTGACCCACGCTGCGGATCAGATCCATCGTCTCGATGGTGGCATCCGGAATGATGATGCCGCCCTTTGTCTTGGGGGCATTGGGGATTGGACGGACCAGAATCCTCCATCCCCTCACAATAGGAAGATCTGCGGGATCCGGGATAGTAGGGTCGGTCCACCAAGTGGTGTTACCCGCGCTCTTCGCGGTCGGCATCTGCATCGACTATCTCCTTGAGTAGTTGGAGTGCCGCCAACATACCAGAGGAAAAGCCAACGTGCCACAAATATCTGTCGTAGGACTCGGCAGAGCCATCAAGGAGATCGAGACCTATCTGCCGTCTCTTCTCCTCGATGGCCCTCTCAAAGTGCTTCAGCACTTGCCGCCCTTCTTCATCTTCGTCATGCCACCCTTCTTGTAGGTGCCCATGTCGTCCCCACGGAGGGTGGCCCTCTTCGCGCGGGCAGAGAACTTCTCGGTGGGCAGGCTGGCAGGATCGCCCATCTTGCCGCCCTTGGCCTTCTTCATCATGCTAGTCTCCTAGAAGTTGAGTTTGTACCGGAGGAATGCAGACAGTGCCTGCGGATCCCTCATTGCCAGCAACTCCAGAACCCCCAGATCCAGGGGCGTGGAGTACCCGACACTCTGCTGCTGCTTGGACGCCTCGAAGTCCAACCTGCCGGGATCGACATCAATCCCACCAGCTATGGCATTCGTAGGCTTCCCCCTCGCAGGCGTAGACCTCGTAAAGCTCAAGGGCCCCAAGTTGATGCCCTTCGTGGTATAGCGACCACCCGGAGTATCCATGTCCGTCAGGACAACTCCCAGAGGGTCAATGCCCGCAGAGAGAAGTCGTCCCGTGCTGGGGCCATAGGAAGATTCCCTTCGCATGACCCCTGGAGTTACATGATACCCTTCATCCCCCATGCGATACCCAGCCTGCACAATCTGGGAATCATCTGGGGCATACTCAGGATAAAGGCTCTCGATGCGATACCCTCCGATGGCGATAGGTGACTCCTCGGGCATGTCCACGCTGTAGGAGGACGCAGTGCGCCCTGACCCCGGCCTGACCCCAAGGAGCCACTTCTCGTATTCGGAGAGTTCCGCCATCAGTAGTACTTGGCGGGACGGGTGCCCCGCTTCTCGGCGCCCTTGCCCTTCACGCCGCCGCCCTTGGCATACGGCTTGGTGATGGTAGCGGCATCGGGATTGTTGCGGTCACTACGCGCGGGAGGAGCCTTGCGGCGATTCTCCTCGATCTTCTTCATCATGGCGTCCATCTTGGCCTTGTTGTTTCGGGCCTCGAACTGAAGCTTGTCGGCAAGGTAGTTGCCGCTGCGGCGGTACTCCGCCTCGTCCTCGGCAGACACCTGGCTGCCCTCTGCGTACTTCTTCACCTTGCCACCCTCCTTGTAGGCGGGACCCTTTGCCCGCATGGCGCTGCTGAGAAAGCCGCTCTTGTCGTCGGCTTTGTTAAATTCCTTTGCTAACTTGGGAGAAACTCCCACCTTCTTAGCAAAGACCGGATCGTGCGCGGCACCCGCCATCATGCGAGCCTGCGCGAAAGACTTACTGGGCACCTGTGCGACTCCCCATTGCCTTCACGGCAGCAAGGGCAGACTTCCTCGTGGAGTCGGCATCCTTCTGCTGCATCTTGAGACCTTCCACAAAACCCTTCTGGTCCTGTGCCTGCTGCCTGAGGTCGAGTTCCCTGTTGCGCACCGCAAGCTGCGCGGCGTTGTTGAGCATCTTGTCCTGATGCTCCTTCTGCCGGAGCTGCAGCTCCGCCATGCCAAGCTGCAGGGTGGGATCCTGCTGACCCTGTGCCTGCGCTTGCGCCTTCTGCAGGTTCATGGTAGCCACCTGCTGCACGGCTGCAGCCTCAGCCTGGGGACCCTGTGCCCCCATGGCCATGGCAGCCTCGGCGTACTGGAGAAGCACGTGTTCCTGCAGATTGGCCTCGACGAGGGGAGCGAGTTTCTGGAAGATGGGACCCGCACCCGGATCCTGCAGGAATGCCATCTTGGCCTGGATGTGGGCCTGGTGGTCCTGCCCCGGAAATGCCTTGATGGGCTTGCCCTGCACCAGAGCCATGAGATCCTCAAGGGGGCTCATAGGCATGGGGTTCTGCGGCGGAGGAAGGATCTTGTCCACGTTGTCCACTTCCATGGCAGCGTAGACGCGGCGGTAGATCTCCCGCATGTCGTGCATCTGCGGGTTATTCGACGCCATCTGCAGGAGGGTGGTGGCCCTCGTGAGACGGTGCGCGTTGCTGGGCGTGTTGGGATCCGAGGAGGGGATGATATCCACTTCGGCGTTCACGTCCAGAACGAAGATCTGACGCGGGGCACCCTGGATATCGTAGGGGTAGCTGCGCAGGTAGTCCTTGTCGATGCGCCGCAGGATCTTGAACTCCTGCTTCTGGGCGGCATGGATGCGCTTGTGCGTGGCGCTGAAGAACTTGGTGGAGGCCTCCAGGAGTGCCAGCGTGGTGCCCACGGGGCCGTAATTGGTCGAATCCGCAATCACCTGCTCCGTGGTGTCGGCGAACTTCTGGCCCGCACCCACCACCTCCCTGTGCAACGTCAGGAGGGTCTGCGACGGCTCCTTGTACGGGAGGGGGTAGATAGCCTTGGAGATGTCCTGGATGGTGGCATCCACGTCGCGCCACTCGCCCGCACCGATGGGGTCGTTGCCACCCACGACGCGCATGCTCTTGAGCTTGAAGCCGCCCTGCAGGTTGGCGAACATGCCCGCGTCCACCAGCGCCCGCATGGTGAGGGTGGCAGTCTTCGAGAGGGACCCGATGAGGTGGATGAGGCCCAGACCGTAGAAGCCCATGGTGGGCACGTAGCGATAGTGGACGAACCACTCCAGCTTGCGCTTCTGGGGGTCATTGGGATCCCAGTTGCGCCTGATGCTGAGGACCCTCTTGGAGGACGAGTCCACCGTGACGATGTAGGGCAGCGGCCCATCCTCCGTCTCCGGCAGGTCGAACTGGAAGTACCCATGGTACTCGTAGAGCACGTAGGCCTTGAAGTTCTCCGGGGCCGCGACGCCCTGCAGCTCATCGACCTTCTGGGCAATGGGATTGAGGTCCACCATGCCCGGGGCCCCAAGGGGCACGTTCCTGTAGAGGCCGCTGGCGATATCGCCCTGCATGTCCTCTTCGTTGCGGTAGATTACGTGAGCGTACCGCTCTGCCCGGCGGAGGTCGGGGGCGTTGTAGCTGACGACGAACTGGTCAACAGGGACATACTCTGCCACGGGTCTGTTGACGCCAGAGTCAAAATAAAGCTTTCGGAAGCAAGATCCCACAAGGGGAAGGGCGAAGAGGAGACGCTCGGTTTCGTCAAAGTACTCCACCATCTCTTCGAGGATCTGGTAGTTCATGAACTCCTTGAGCCGGGAGGCAGCAGCCTCCTTCTCGGGAGTCGAATTACCCCACACCCGGGTGCGCACCGGACCCGCAGCCGGGAAGAGTTCCTGCACCGCCTTGCTCTGGAACTTCACCACGTTTTCGAGGAGGAGGGGATGGTTGGCCCGGCAGGCCCCCTCGAAGGGCTCGGCGGCGTCGTCGATCTTCAGCCCCAGCTCGTCCATGCCCTTGACGATGAGGTTCTCCCACTCACTGCGCGAGTCCAGGTCATCCCGGACATTCTCGCAGATCTTGTAGCCTATGGCCCCCAGATCAGACTCCGAGAGATGCTCGGCCAGGTTGACATGGTGCTCGGAGATATCGGGACCCTGCTCCTCCTCGGGCTCCAGGTCCACGTCCATGCCACCATCGTCCAGCTCCACCACGAGAGGAGACACGACGATTTCTTCGGGATTGGGATTCTGGACCGGCATTGGGCTAGTCTACCACCAATCCCCCAAACAATCAAGTGCTCCAGTAGGTCTTCCTCTTGCGGACAGAGGGCTCGTCGTGAACCTGGTCGTCCTGGTTGTAGAGACTATAGCTGTCCCTCAGGTACAGGAGGGCCATGGTCATGGCGTCGACCTGGTCATCATTCTTCCCCTTGGGAAACGCCAGGGCCTCTTCAGTAAGGCTGTAGGCGAAATCCTGCTCCTCCGGGAACCATACCCGCCCCGACACGAAGAAGCGCATAACGGCATGAACCCTCGCCATCTTGTCCTGACCCTTGCCCGGCACGTAGGGTATCACCGGCAACCCAGCCCTCTGGAGGTCGGGGTACAATACCTCGCCCGAGGCCTTCTTCTCCACGATGATGCGGTCCGGGTTGTACTTCTTGCTGAGCTGCCGTGCCTGCTCCAGCAGCTCGGGATACTCCCACTTGCCCCTCCTGTTGGCCAAGAGGAACGCATTGGGCACGTTGAACTCCTTGCCCCTGCTGTCCTCATAGCCCGTGGTGAAGATGCCCCACACCTGCAGGACACTATAGTCGCTGGTCTCTTTCTTGCCGAAGGCCGTGTCGGCACTCATGATGATGCTGTCGCAGACGGGGAGGGGCTTGTCCTTGGGCCACCACTGCAG